TTATTATTTTCCATTGTATCCTCCTTGTTTGTATTATATCATTAAAGTATTAAGGGGGACAGGAGAGTGAACTCCCGCCCCCCATTAAAGGTACTGTTTACAGACTATGCGTCTGCTGCAGCGTCAGCGAATGCGATTGCATCCTGCTCTTCCCATTGAATACCGAAGCGAACGAAGACTGTATATTCTACAGTGTCCTTCTTTGGCTTGTACTCACGGTTTACAGTGATGTCACGCTGGAATCCCCATACACGGTTCTGTGGGAATGTCAAGTCGACATATCCTGCAGGGTAGTAAGGAACTTCCATAACATCAATGCCTAGAACACGAGTAGTGCGAGCACCACCGAATGTCTGTGCTCCGCCATCTAGGTATGATTGACGGTTTGCTGGTGTACCAGCAGCGATTGGTGAAAATGCTTCTGCGATTGCATCAGCAAGTGTACCGTTGTTCTTAACGATGCTTTGGAAAACATCTGTACCAGCATAGAACTTTAGACCAGCCTTTAGTGCACGATACTTACGTGGCAAAGCCAAGATGATATCTTGCATAGCAGCGGTTGTCCAGTTGTTGTCGCTGATAACTGTGACTGCTTCGTGAGAGTCTTCAGTTTGTACACGATTAACGAATCCGTCCATGATTGAAAGGAAGTCGCCAGTTGCGCCATCACCGTTGATTGCTAGATCTTCAATATCATTAGCGAAAGCGTTTGTCATAAGACGAACTAGGTGATCTTCAAGAGCACCGCCTTCAATATTGTCTTCTAGTGATTCTGTAGAAACTTCCCAGTCAAGACGAATCTTTTTGGTTGTTAGTTCTACCTTTGAGAATGTTGCGCCTGCGTTTGTGTAGTTTGGGCTACCTTGAGCAGCAGCACGGATTACACGCTCTCCAACGTTAACCTTCTCGATTTCCATTGTGTTAGCACGCATTGTTACTTTACGACCATCTTTGGCGAGAACTGTTCCATCCCACACGTAGTCGATGAAGCGACGAGCTTGCTCTGGTGCTAGAATACCACCTGATGTACCAGATGGGTTTACAGCGTTAGGTCCAGTTGTTACACCGAATGTAGCTGTTGCTGTCTGACCGAGTGATGTTGCTGGACTTACGTTACCATTTGCATCACGGGCAGTTGCACCACCAATACCTCCAGATACTGTTGCGCCTTGAGAGTTAATCTCTGCTCCGCTGCCACCAGATCCTGGGTAGTTCTTTTCTATATTTGTTTCTTGTTCCGACATATTGTTCACCTCCTAGTGATTTTATATCTTAGTTGAATAGGTCGGTTGATGTGAGGAAACGACCGCCCCATAGGGATTTTTGAACCTTAAGTGGTTCGAACTGTACGATCTCGCCTAGATCGCCAGACTTGCGGAAAGCTGTGTCTGCTACTACGTCATCCACTCGCTTGCCAAACTCATCAAATGTTCCCTTAACTTCCTTAACCTCACTAGTTACGGATTCAAGAGACTTACTTAGTGTCATAATCTGCTCATGTAAAGATTTTACAGTTGAAGCGAGATCGCCAAAGGCATTAGTTAGAGAATCCTTAATGTCTGAAACTGCTTTAGCAATTTCTTCGTTAGATGCTGTTGCATTTGCATCAAGGCTGTCTGCCTTATCTGCAGTATTCTCTACAGTCTCAGCTGCATCAGCAACTGGAGACTCTGCACCACCATCAGTTAATTCTACAGCAATAGCTTTTTCAGCTACTGGTGCTTCTTCAACTACTACAGATGTTTTTTCAACAACTGTTGGCTGTGCCTCTGGAGTAACCTCAACTTCTTCAACTGCAGATTCGACTGCTTTTTCTGTTGTTTCTGTCATTGGATTTACCTCCTTAGTAATCTTAATTGTACTAATGCCTTTAGCACTATCAACTAAGAACTTTATCATATTTGCTTTTTCTAAATCATCTTTTTCAACAAAACCAATGTTCTTCATTTCTTGTCCAGTTGCAGGACTTACTTGTGTCTCTTCTTCAGAAACAATAACTAATCCAGACTCTTTGTCATAGAATACATTTTCTAAAACAGTGTTATCTGCTTTAATCATATCTACACCATCAACCTTCTCAACTGACATAATGCTAGCAAATTGGTTTGCTGGACTATCAACAAGAGATAGCTCAATGAGGTCATAGTCCT